CCGCTCGAAGAGTCACTTTGTCAGTGACACGCACCTTCGGCGGAAGCTCGGACAGCCTAGCAAGCTGACTGACCTCTGACCCGCATGATCGGAGAGGAGACCCCCCCAGCGTGCTTCTAAGAAAGTCACATTCACCAACTTCAGGTCCGTCGATAGCGGCGGCACCTTAGAGGAAAGCAAGTCGAGTCCCTCGAGGACTTAATGCCAGATTGTGAATCGGAATGGTACAGTTTAAACCATTAAGAAGGACTAAGTTTGGAGTTTAGACCAAACTTAGGTCCTACCGAATTCCGTAGATCGATCTGGCCGGCAAGCTCGTCAACTCCCGGGTGCCAGTTAGGGCGTGGAACTTATTGTCCACGGTAAACCTAACCGTCGCATGCGAAAGAACCTGCGTGGTAGAATTAGACGACTTAAGAAAGCGCGCGAGTTACTGCATCCCGAAGCTCAACGTATGTCCGACGACGCCATATACGACTTCGACTTTCCTTCTCTAGGATCCAAGCCGCTTTTACGAGGGTTAGAGGAGGCCTATGACGTTTTCCGCGAACTCGCGGAGACAGAGGCCAAACTCGCCCGCGCTAACCGTCTTCTCCGCGATTTCGACCCCGATTGTATAGGGGCCAGTGGAGACGATGGACGGTAGAGCGATGGAGCCAAGAGGGTTGCTGTTCAATCACAACCTCAAAGGGTGGTCTTAGCTGCGTATGGTGCCGCTGGTATCTGCAACAAAGAAGCCCGAAGCAGTCAACACTATCGCCTAGCAACGGCTGCCCATGACCAATCCGGTCTACGTCGTCTCAAAGACGCATCGGGCGCATGCCGTCAAGAGTTCATCCTCCGAGGAGGTTCAACTCTCGACGCGCAGCTATCCTTCATGGGAAGGGCGCTCCCTCCTGCCGATAAAGTGGCAAGGAAAGGGGCCGTTGTTTAGCATAAGGTTGACTATACCTCAGACTTCCGCGTTGGTGACCAGAATCCAGAGCTCCTCGATCAACTCCGCAGATTCGCTTGCAGATGGGCAAAGCGGTTCCTCGGTCGGCGCGCCTTCTAGGGCGCACAGCTACCTGCCACGACATGGCCGACCAGGAACGCTTGCTTTGAAGCCGGTTACTCTCTCCAGAAGGGAGGCAACCTCGGCTATCTGTCAAGCCAGTTACGTGGCAAGTTTAAACAACAAGCCTACGAGACTGACGGTGCGAGCCTCCTCCTAGAATTTGAGCGTGTAGCTCTTCGGGACTGGGAGGCCGACACGGGTTTACCGTGCCACCGTGTTTCCGCGTTGAGTGAAAGAGGGCTAAAGACACGCGTAGTAACTACGGGAAGAAGTTATACTCAAGTACTAGGACACGCGCTGAGGCAGCGCCTTCTTAGTGCTCTCAAGCAAACCCCCGGCTGTCACGTCCCGCTTTGCGGTGCGGATGACGGAAAGATGATTGCTCAGCTCCTAGGGAAGAAATGTGAGTGGCTGGTCTCAACGGACCTTACTCGTGCCACCGATCTCATTCCTCTAGACTTGGCTTCAGCCGTTGTTGAGGGACTTTTCGAGTCCTCACGACTGAACCAAAAGGAAGTAGAAGTGCTTCGGCTCCTCACGGGGCCTTAGCAACTCCACTATCCTGATGGGACCCAGGTTACCTCCTCTCGAGGCTTACTCATGGGTCTGCCAACTAGCTGGGCTATCCTCTCCATCATACACCTTTGGTGGTGTGACGAGACTCGATAAGCTTCCGGCTGGGCCAGGCAGCGGTTCGGCGCCCAAATCATGGGTGACGACGCACTCCTGGCTACTGACCGCCTTGGCGCACAGAGATACAAAGATCTCGTTATGTAGTGCGGCGGCAGTCCGTCAGCAGGTAAGCATTTCGAGTCGACAGTTGGGAGGGGGAGCGACTTTGTGAGAGCGGTCTTCCTTGAAAGACTCTACGAATTCAGAGTGGTGGATGGCGTTTTGGCCACCGGCAATCTTGTGCCAGCTATGCCCGTTAAAGGCGTCACTAGCACCACTCTTCCTCGTGAGTTTAGAGGAGAACTGCCCGTAAAATGTCGTTCGAACGGGATCATTTAGTTGATCGTCCTCGATGCGCTAGCGTAACGAGGCGGCCTGTCAGGCCCCATTTCGGACTACATACACAATTGCGTCCCTTGGCTCAAGAGCTACTGTTTGAAGGCGCTTCGGCTTGCACCGGGCCATTCCTTGTCTCTTGCTGGTTACCGTTTCGCATAGCGCACTCCCTAAGGAGATACACTCGCGCGACTTGCACTAGCTGCTGGCGGCGGATTCGTTTCCGCGGTTAAGCGTTCGATCGACCCATGGGCCGTCGACGCTGCCAGAGATGCAGTCAAGTACGATAAGCAGATAAGATTGGCAAGGATGGCGCATCCTTTCGGCTTCTATGCTCCACTTCGAACCAACGAAGAAGGCCCCCTTCTACCATTCTAGTAGAGGCTGAAGGCCGGGTTCAAGTGTGTCACGCTCAGTGACTTAGAGCAATGGAAGCGAATGTCTGTTATGCGATCTTACGCGCGCCATGGAAAGGTAGTCCCCCAACCGAGGGTCTACCGTCTAGCGGTTAAGAACTTTGTGCGTAGTGCACACTAGCTCCGTCTCCGCGGCGTCAAGTCCGATTTCATTCCAGCATTGGATGCTCCGGCTGCAAAGCCTCTCGTTGCGTGGAGCCTTTCGTCAAAATGGCACCAGTACAAGAGTAAACTCCTTAGCAATAACTCAATCATGCTCCGGTCTACTACCACTCACTCAAGGACCAACAAGGGTCCGCTACAAACAGAGTGAGGGGAGACCGGCTACAGGGTTCACCTACAACCGTTGTGTTGAAGCGTGGTAAAACCGTGGAGGACTTCTC